GCGTGTTCTGTGACTTCAAGAAGGTCTGTTGGTCAGACTCTAACGACGGAGAAGGTCTTAAGGGTTACAAGTATGCAGCAATGCCGTTTCCCACGTACTTGACTAAGACTGTAAAGAAACCTCGTGTAGACGAGATAGAAATCTAAGGAAACTAACATGGCTAAACTGGTTAACGAACCTGCAGAAGAAGTCTCTGATGGCTAAACGAGCAACTGGGTACAGACGTACACATAATGCTAGAGTATATAGGAGCGGTCTCGAAAAGGAGGCCGTTCTTTTTCTTACTCCGAGGCAAAAAGAAGTGCGTTACGAAAAGATCAAGATTGAGTGGGAGGATCTCGCGTACCGAACCTACACTCCAGACTTCGAACTTGATAACGGAATCATTGTCGAGACAAAGGGAAAGTTTGATCCAGCAGATCGGCGCAAACACTTAGCTATCCAGCTTCAACACCCTGAGTTAGATATTAGATTCGTGTTTAGTAATGCTAGAGCCTTATTGAACAAAGGTGCCAAGAGTCGCTACTACGAATGGTGTGACAAGAACGGGTTCAAGTGGGCACATAGGGTAATCCCTGAAGAGTGGCTAAAGGAACCTGGTAAACCTTGCGATAAGACTAGAATCAAACTCAAGTGGGAGAGAAAAGACAAATGAGCTACACCATAAAAGAAGATGAGTTTGCTTTAGTTATCAAGCCTGTACTCGACGACGAAGGGGACTGGGACGGTCAACTTGCGTCAGGTATCACGATGGGTGAAAATAATTCTCTCTCAGCAGAGATCCAAAGACACATGATAGGCGTAATAACTCTACTTAACGCTTTTCTAGCGTACGGAGAAGACCACCCTGAAATCATCGACGAGGTAGAAGACTACCGAGATGAGTTACTGAGGTCTACTTTTGGTACAGACGTTGACACTGATCTACCAGATGAAGTAGAAAGTAAGTCTAACGTAATAAAACTCACTCGCCACACTAAAACAGTAGGTAACGCATGAAAGAAGAACCCCCTTTGACATCAGGATACGACCCTGTAAATCGACCAGCCCACTACAATATGGGCGGTATCGAATGTATAGACTACATCAAGCAAGTGGTAGGTTTAGAAGGTTTCATAGCCTACTGCCACGGCAATGTCATCAAGTACCAACACAGGTATCGTTTAAAGAAGAACCCTGTGGAAGACATGAAGAAAGCCGCTTGGTACTTGAACAAGATGAATGAAGCCTTAGCGGAGAAACACCAATGAAAGATAAAACTTTCAGTGCCACGTTTGTTCTAACAGTTTCTGATAAGAATAACATCTTGGGTTCGTACGATGACGCACACGAAGAAGACGTACAAGACCTTATTGTAGATACGTTCTACGATGTAGATGACGTAAAACTAGATAACTTAGTAGTAAAGGAGAGACCATGATCACTGAACGAGATTTAGAAGTACTAGGTTACTTTGATATGTTTGAAGGAGACGGAACACAAAAAAACCCAATGGCTGTGTATAGCGCATGGGTTGAGGGTAAGATGCTTACCAAGGGTAAGACACGGCAAGTAGAGAATACACTGGGTCTTGTAGGAGAGGCAGGCGAGGTTGCGGAGAAAACTAAGAAGGTTCTTCGTGACGGAGCTAACATCGACAAGACTGAGATTATGAAAGAGCTAGGCGACGTACTGTTCTATGTAACAGCCCTCGCTAATTTCTACGGAGGTTCCCTACAGGAAGTTGCTAATCTTAATGTAGAGAAACTAAACAGTCGCCAGCAACGCGGAAAACTGCAAGGCTCAGGTGACAATCGGTGAGTAGAGAAAACTACTCGCAAGAACTAATTATGAACCTATTTGATAAGGCTATGAAATGATAAGCAACCACCTACCAACAGACTACCAAGCATTCATCCACAAGTCACGCTACGCTAAGTACTATGAAGACACAGGGCGTGAGTCATGGGAAGATACAGTAACACGTTTCTCTGTGAACACTATCCGTGACATGGTTGATCCTGCTACTAAGCGTCAGCTTGAGGAAGCTATCCTTGGTCTAGAAGTGATGCCTTCTATGCGATCATTGATGACAAGCGGTCCAGCCGCCGAAAGAGACAATACGTGCATGTATAATTGCTCGTACCTAGCCGTAGATGACCTTAAGTCCTTCGATGAGGCTATGTTCATCCTGCTCTGTGGTACAGGTGTTGGCTTCAGTGTCGAACGTCAATCCATCAGTAAGCTCCCCGAAGTCCCCCAACTCTTCGAGAGCGAGACTAACATCGTAGTCAAGGACAGTAAGGAAGGTTGGGCTAAGTCTCTGCGTCAATTAATTGCACTCCTATATAGTGGTGAGATTCCTACGTGGGATGTGTCTAAGGTACGCCCTGCTGGTGCACCTCTTAAGACATTTGGTGGCCGTGCCTCAGGCCCAGCGCCATTGGTTGACTTGTTCAACTTCACTATCGCTACCTTTAAGAAGGCTGCGGGTCGTAAGCTTAACTCTGTTGAGTGTCACGACATCATGTGTAAGATCGGCGAGGTAGTAGTTGTCGGTGGTGTACGCCGTAGTGCTATGATTTCATTGAGTAATCTGTCTGATGACCGTATGCGTTCAGCTAAGTCTGGTGCATGGTGGGAGAACAACCCGCAACGTGCACTGGCTAATAACTCTGTATCCTACACTGAGAAGCCAGACAACTTGTCTTTCATGAAAGAGTGGATGGCATTGGTAGAGTCAGGCTCAGGTGAACGTGGTATCTTTAACCGTGAAGCATCTAAGAAACAGGCAGCACTGAATGGTCGTCGTGATGCAGATTATGAGTTCGGAACTAATCCATGTTCGGAGATCATTTTGCGCCCAAGCCAGTTCTGCAACCTAACAGAGTGCGTAGTACGAGCAACGGATACTATTGAGACATTATCCGAGAAGGTACGCTTGGCTACCATCTTGGGTACAATCCAGTCTACGTACATTAAGTTTCCATACCTACGTAAGCAGTGGACTACTAACACAGCCGAAGAACGTCTACTTGGTGTGTCACTAACAGGCATCATGGACAACCCACTGATGACACTCAAGAACAATGGATTGGATAAGACCCTTGCACATCTTAAAAAGGTTGCTGTGGACACAAACAAAGTCTGGGCTGAGGTTCTCGGTATTCCTGTTGCTGCTGCTATCAGCTGTGTTAAGCCTAGCGGAACTGTTTCACAGTTGGTTGATAGCGCCTCAGGAATCCATGCACGACACAGCCCCTTCTATATCCGTACCGTCAGAGGTGACAACAAAGATCCTCTCACCCAGTTCATGATTGACCAAGGTATCCCTAACGAACCTGATGCGTTTAAGCCAGACCAGACTACAGTGTTTAGCTTCCCGCAGAAGGCTCCAGTAGGGGCTACCTGTACAGCAGACATGACAGCCATTGAACAGCTAGAGATGTGGCTCATGTATCAGCGCAACTGGTGTGAACACAAACCATCTGTGACTATCAATGTTAAGTCAGAGGAATGGTTAGAGGTTGGTGCGTTCGTGTACAAACACTTTGATGAGATGTCAGGCGTATCGTTCCTACCGTTTAACGAACATACGTATCAACAGGCACCTTACCAAGACTGTGATGAAGCAGCATACCAAGAGATGCTAGACAAGATGCCTAAGCGCATTGACTGGTCTAAGCTTTCAGAGTATGAGAACGAAGACAACACATCAGGTAGTCAGACGCTTGCTTGTTCTGGTGACTCATGTGAAATCGTCGATCTTGTCTAATGTGGCGAATCTGGGCTAAAAGCTTAGGTGAGAAAGTAGGTGAAACGGATGCGCAAGCAGACTTAGTAGCCGTCATTCGCACATTCTGGTGGGTGGTACACATTGCCACCTGCTTCATGATCATCATCCATAACGGCGCTAAGCTAGGGTGGTGGTTTAACTAACTTAACAACAACAAAAGGAAACTAACATGTTTGAAGTATTATTCTTTGTAGCCTCGACAGTAATCGGTATCGGAGTATTCGAGGAGGTAGTCTTACCTGTAGCAGGACAAGCTGTAGATTTGGCTAAGCCTGTAGTTGATCAGGCTATCAACTTCGTTAAACCCGAAGCGTAACGACACCACCTGAGTACGTGGTTAAAAGGCTCACGACTTATATTTCATAAGGGACCGACATGTACACTATCATCACACGAAACAACTGTAAGTACTGCGACATGGCTAAGACGCTACTTAAAGACAGAGGCATCAACTTCACGACGTACAACATCGAAGAAGGTTCAAGTAAGTGGGTGTTGTCACTCATGAAAGAGGCTAACATCAAGACGGTACCACAGGTGTTTGCAGCCAATGGTAATCTTGTAGGTGGTTATAGGGAACTAGAAGAACTATCGGAGTTTATCGGTAAGAAGGAATACTGATGTGCAGGGAGATTTATTTGAGTACGTAGAGTCTACTAAGAAATATACAGGTAACGACCTAAAGATTTGTTCTGACTGTGGACAAGGTAAGCCTCTATCAGAGTATTACGTAATGTATACAAGAACACACAAGCTAAAGGCAGAGCCTACAGTTAGCCACAACGCAAAGTGCAAGTCTTGCTATGCAGTGAACAATAATGTAGCCACAAAACTAAGAGAAACAGCACCTCCTACATCAGGCTTTTGTGATTGCTGTAACAAGCCTCTTGGAGATAAATACTGCTTAGATCACGACCATGATACACTAGAGTTTAGGGGCTGGCTTTGCTACTCTTGCAACACAGGTCTAGGTAAACTAGGTGATAATGTAGAAGGCCTAGAAAAAGGCTTAGCATACTTAAGGAATCACTATGAACGATAACGAACCGCCAAAGAAGCAAACACGTTCCCGACGTAAGACTACCTACAAGGGTGCCTCTACTAAGCCTGTATCAGGTATGTTACCCAAGACGGAGAACCAAGACAAACTTATCAAGGCTATTAAGTCTAGTAAGCAGGTTCTCATCCTAGGTCCAGCAGGTACAGGTAAGACTTACGTAACGGCTACATGTGCTGCAGACTTGTATACTCTCAAAGAGATTGACAAGATTGTTAT